TGAGGGTACAAAGTACGACACGCTCAACTTCTACTTTGAACGGCTCACCGGGCGGGACATGATAGCCGTTGAAAACGAAATGCAAGCCAACAACGAATTTGCAATTGACCCGCTCTTATCCCGCAATTTTCAATCAAAAATGGCAAGCAAGGCGGGCGGCGTAGGTTCGGACGCTTTGGAAGCTATGCCGCTACAGGAATTTAACAAAATCGTCAACGCCGCCCGCAATTTCCTCATGGATTCGGGCTATTAAAAACGCAAAAAAACAACGCCCCGCGCTTGTTTGTGTCAAACGTGGGGCGTTGCCGCCGAAGTCTTACAACGATTAAAAACCAAAATCATTGTATCACAACTTCGGCGGAAAAGTCAACGAAAATCACGAAAAACCCGCCGTTTTTGCGGCGTTGTGGGCTTGTAATGGATTTTAACATTATGACCGACGAACACAAACCGAAGGGGTGTATAGCAATGAAAAATAATAATACTCACTCTATAGCGTCCCGTCCCGTCCGTCCGTCTTTTCCTGCATTATTGGAGCAAGTAAAGGGGCAAGTAGATTTTGACGACCTCATACAGCCGACAACGGACAAAAACGGCAAAATGCACCCATGTTATGACGCAGATATGTATTTTACGCTTTGTCGGATTATTGCAGATATGTACGCAAAGCAACCGACCGCAAACGTAAAAATTGAGGGGGCATGGTTGGACGCGGCAACCGTACAAGACCGCTACCGTGAGCTTAATTCCGAACACATAACGCACGTTGTGGAAAAATTCAAAGAGCAAACGGGGCGTATTACCAAAATCAAGCCATATCTACAAAATATGCTTTTTAACGCCGTGGACGAAATAGACGCATACTACACAAACCTTGTAAACCACGATATGGCAAGCGGTAAATTTTCACGCAAGGCGCAAGGGGGTACATAAAGTGCGTACCTTCGTGCGAGAGAAAAAAATATTTTGCGGTGAGGATTATTTAGAGGTTGACATATTCAACTATACCCAAACCGAGGACGAAAAAAGCCGCGCCGGGGAGCGTAGCAAAAAAGAAACCGAAAGCACCCAAAAACAAGTTGATTGGAATGACATAAACGCCCGCCGCCGCTTTTTACAGTTGGTACACAGCAATTTTGGTGAGGGGGATTTACACGTAACCTTGACATACAACGAGGAAAATTTACCACCGACAACCGAAGCGGCGGAGCGCATAGCAAAAAACTACTTGCGGCGGCTTGCGTACAGGCGGGAAAAAGAGGGATTGCCGCCACTTAAATATATAGCAATCCCAACTTGCACATTTAAGGCGGACGGGGTAACGCCCGCCCGCATACACCACCATATCATTATAAACGGCGGGCTTGACCGTGATACGGTTGAGGATTTATGGCGGAAGCGTAGAGAGCGCAACCACAAAAAGGGGCGCAAAATCGGCTTTGCAAATGCCGACCGCCTACAGCCGGACGAAAACGGGCTTTTGGCTCTTTGTGAGTACATTGCAAAGCAATCAAAAGGCAAGAAGCGTTGGAGTACGTCACACGGGCTTGAAAAACCCGACCCGGACGTAACCGACCAAAACGACCCACTACCCAACCCAACGCCCGAGCCGCCACCGTTGGAGGAAAAAACAAGCCGCATATCGGCTTCGACAAACCTTGTAAGACCGTGGAGCAGAACAAACAACCACCGCTTCAGCCGTAAAGAGGTTGAGAAAATCGCAAAACAGCCGCCCGACCGTGAGTATTGGGAGCGGAGATACCCCGGCTATACGCTTATGGGTGAGGGGTACGGGTTCAAGCCCGTATACAGCGAATCGCGGGGGTGGGCGTTGTACATCAAATTACGGCGTATAAAAAATTAACGAAAGGGGGCGGCGGCTCATGGAATTAAACAGGCTTTACAACATGGATTGCATGGACGGTATGCGCCGCTTCCCCGACAAGTATTTTGACCTTGCCGTTGTTGATGTGCCGTATGGCATAGGCGCAGCGGATTATGAGCGCGGAGGAAAACAAGCGGGCAACGCCCGGGCAACGTCAAAAGCATACACCCGCAAGAATTGGGACAAAGAGCCGCCGCCGCATGATTATTTTACGGAGCTTATGAGAATAAGCCGCAATCAAATTATATGGGGTGCAAACCATTTTATAAGCCGTATACCCATTGACGCGCCTTGTTGGATAGTTTGGGACAAGGACAACGGCAACAACGATTACGTCGATTGTGAGCTTGCATGGACGAGCTTCAATACAGCCGTCCGCCGCTTTACTTTCAAATGGCACGGTATGTTACAAGGCAATATGAAAGACAAGGAAATACGCATACACCCCACGCAAAAGCCCGTTGCGCTCTACTCATGGCTCTTGTCGAGGTATGCGAAGCCCGGGGACAAAATCATTGACACCCACGCGGGGAGCGCGTCAAGCCTTATTGCGGCGCACCGTGCGGGCTTGCAATTTATCGGTTTTGAGATTGACCCCGAGTATTACGCGGCGGCGGATAAACGGCTCACGGAGGAAATGGCACAACTTCGGCTTGACCTTACGCCGACGGTTGAGGGCGCGGAGCTTACGCAAGGCTCTTTATTCACGGGGGGGGGGTACTAATTGTTGATAGCATTGCACGACGCAGAAAAAGAGCATATCAAAGAAAAGACCTTCCCAAACTTTGCACTTATGAAAATATCGGCGTGGCATAAAGCCCGCGGGGATTCGGTTACATGGTGGAAATGGGACAGGAAAACCCCCGTTGAGGACGGACAAATTACGATAACGGGCGGGACGAGTAAAGAGGACTTTGACCGTGAGCTTATGGAGTACAACACGCAATTTGACCTTGTTTATTCCTCAAAAGTTTTTGATTTTACACCCCAAAACCCATACTTGCCCGAGGACACCATAAAAGGTGGGACAGGGTACGGAATGTACACGGAGCTTGCGCCCGAAATTGACGCAATGTTCCCCGATTACACCATATACCCCGAGTGTGATTATGCAATTGGCTATGTAACAAGGGGTTGCCCGAATACTTGCGCGTGGTGTGTTGTCCCCGAAAAAGAGGGGGACATAAAACCATACCGCCGTTGGCGCGAAATCGTGCGCCCCGATAGTGACAAACTTGTGCTTATGGATAACAACATACTTTCATGCGAGTACGGCATATCGGAGCTTGAAAGCCTTATTGATAGCGGGTACGCCTTAGACCTCAATCAAGGCATGGACGCAAGGCTTCTTGATGAACGCATAGCGGGCATTGTCGGGCGGCTCAAATGGATTAAGTATATACGGTTTAGTTGTGACAGCTTGCCGCAAATAGACATGATACGCCGCGCCGCCGCTTTGCTTGCACCTTATGGGATAAAGCCGTACCGCTTGTTTATATACCTACTTGTCACAAGGGATATTGAGAACGCCGCCAACCGTGTTGAGAGCTTGCGAGAGCTTAACGGCATAAGCCTATACGCGCAAGCGGAGCGCAACGACAGCAAGGGCATTATCCCAAACCGCGCACAACTGGAATTTGCTCAACGCTATGTATACGGGCGGGCATACCGCAAGGAAACTTGGGCGGAGTATTGCGAAAAAAGAAATCTTGAATTTTGCGAGGGGAGCGGGGACGCATGAAGCAATTAACGCTTGGTTCATTATTTGACGGTATCGGCGGCTTCCCGCTTGCCGCGCAGCGGGCGGGCATCAAGACGCTTTGGGCTTCGGAAATTGACCCAACTTGCATTGAGATAACGCGGCGGCATTTTCCCCATGTTCAGCACTTGGGGGACATAACGCAATTACACGGCGGCAAGATACCGCCCGTTGACATAATTACATTCGGCTCACCGTGTCAAGATTTGAGTTCGGCGGGCAAGCAAGAGGGTATTGATGGGGAGCGGAGCGGGCTTTTTAGGGACGCTATGCGGATTATTTACGAAATGAGGGAAGCCACACATGGGAAATACCCGACATTTATTATTTGGGAAAACGTCAACGGGGCGTTTGGAAGCAACAACGGTAACGATTTTAGGGTTGTCCTTGAAGAAATCACAAACACCCGTATTTCAATGCCTAATAGCGGACGTTGGGCAACCGCTGGAATGGTTGGAGGTTGCGCCGGGGGCGCAAGTGTCGCATGGCGGCAACTTGATAGCCAGTTTTGGGGAGTTCCCCAACGTAGAAAACGAATCTTCCTTGTGGGAGATTTTAGAGCCAACCGCGCACCCGAAATACTCTTTAAGTGTGAGGGCTTGCTTGGCTATGTTAGAAAGAGCCGAAAGGAAGGCGAAAAGGTTGCCGCTTCTATTGTCCGCGATATTGAAATTACGGGCGGGCTTGACGAGGGGGAACGTGTTGTTGATTTTGGACGAACAGCCGACCGGGTGTACATCAATCCCGAAACCGCCCGAGCAATAACCGCCACGGACGGCGGCGGGGGGAGCGCAACGGGGCTTTATCTTATGCCCGAGGGTGAGCCACTAATACACCCTATAAATTTGCAAGTGGCAACCCGCCATATAGCACTTGGAGAGGGTACGGGGCTTGGAGTGGCGGACGAGGGGCAACCCGCGTACACATTGCAAGCGGCTCACCAACACGCGATTTTTGCCGCATACCCGATACGCGACCCACAGCTTAACCAAAACGCCAACGGGTTTATTATCGGCAAACAGGGGCAACCCGCGCCGACCCTCTCAACGGTTGACCGTCACGCGGTTGCGGCGTTTGAAATGTACGAAAATTATAGCCGCGGCGGGTTTAGAGAGGGTTGCGGCACATTACGCGCAAGCGGCGGCGATTATGGCGGCGGAAGCGAAAACCTCATTGTGATTTTTCAAAAAATCGCCTTTTACGTCCGCTATGTATTGCGGAAACTTACGCCACTTGAATGTGAGAGATTGCAAGGCTTCCCCGATTATTGGACGCGATACAACGCCACAAGCGGCAAAATAGCCGATACACCACGCTATACGGCTCTTGGTAATAGTTTAGCCGTACCATGTGCGGAGCGGGTTTTTAGGGGCATTATGGCGGTTACGGGCGGCAAGCTATGAAAATCACCCATTGCGTAAAATGCGGCGGCGATACGCCCGAGGGGTTGACCTTATGCCCGCCGTGTATGCGGCAAGGAGGAGCGGGCGAAAACGAGGTAAGCGCGGCGGCGGAGCTTTTAGACATTGCAAGCGTCATCAACATAGGGGACACAGGAAAAAGCCAATACGCCGCGATAAACAGCATATTGAAAATAAAAAGCCGATTGGAGGGCGCGACGGTTGAAAAAGAAAAAAAAGAGCAAGCGGAAATATAAACCGAAACCAACGCCGCCGCCACGCCGCACACAAAGCACGGCACAAAGCGGGCTTGCGATTATTAACCGCCTAAAGCCCGTTATGGAAGCGGCGCGGCGGGTGCAAGAGCGGCAGCGGGCGCGGCAAGCCGAAAACGAGTAACCGAAGGGAGCGATTAAAAACCATGATTCATTGCGAATTGACAGATTGCCGCCACAACGACCCGCAAGCCCAAACGTGCGGCAAAACGGACATCATCATTGCAAAAGAGGGTTGCAAGTGCTACACACCACGCCCGCCCGAGCGGGACGAAACGGAGGGCGGCGGCAATGATTCATAAACCAATTTACAAACCAAAAGCCCGCGCCCGTGAGTATGGCGATTTAGCAACCAACATTTACAACGGTTGCCCGCATGGTTGTACCTACTGTTACGCCCGAGCTATGAAAAAGCGGTTTACACCAAAAGGCGCAATTTGCACATTCGACACGCCCGAGCCGCGCCCGTATATCGTGCAATCTATCACGCGACAAATTGAGCGGGAGCGGATAGCGGGCAAACTCATACATCTTTGCTTTTCGTGTGACCCATACCCCGCAGGCATAGACACAATACCGACCCGCGCAATTATTGAAATCATCAAGGCAAGCGGAAACAACGTGCAGATTTTAACAAAGGGCGGGCAGCGGGCGGAACGGGATTTTGACCTTTTGGGCGCGGGTGATTTGTTCGGCGCAACCATAACCGGGTTATGGAATCACGCCGAACAGTACGAGCCGGGAGCGGCAAGCAATCAAAGCCGCATTGACGCACTCAAAGCGGCGCACGGGCGCGGCGTTAAGACGTGGCTATCTTGTGAGCCAGTAATAGACACCACGGCAATATACAGCTTGATAAAAAACGCGCATTACATTGACCTTTTCCGTATCGGAAAAATGAATAATCACCCGAGCGGGATAAATTGGGCGACGTTTGGTGCAAAGTGCGTTGAGCTTTGCAAGGAATACGGGCGGGCGTACTACATCAAGGACGATTTACAAAATGAAATGAGAAAGGGAGGTTATCAAGGTGAAATTTAACAAGGTAGCCGCCATATGCAAAAGCCGCAAGCGCATAACCATACACACCGACCCCGAGAGCGGGGCGCAATGGTTGGGGGACGGCATGGCAATGTATCTTTTGGAGGGTATGCCGCGGCTCACGCCCGAGGAATGTTTACGGCTCTTTGATATACCCGAGAGCAAGCACACCGATTTTTATTGTACGGCGGAGGATTTACCAACGGGTATTGAATTTTCGGACGCAATAGGCGCGGAAAACGAGGGCGTAAAAGACAAGTCAATTACAATCGGTTGGCTTGGTGAAGTATTCCGGCTTTTTATGTACGAAAAAGAGCTTTACGCAATCAATGAAATGTATTTAACGCCGTTTGCGGGGGACACCGCCTATATTCTTTACCACAGGCGAAAAATGGCGGGCGGCGGCTTCCTCTTAGGTGTAAATATCGGGTTGGGCTTACAAGCCGTTATTGCCCCGTACATGGTACACAGGCAAGAGCCATATATGGCGGAAATGGTGGAAATCACGGAAGCAATGCTTTATATGCAACGGAATTTTCCGCGCCCGCCGGATAGTCAAAGCCCACAAATGAGCAATGACGAAAATCAACTAACACTTGAAACAGAATATTAAAAGGGAGGTAACAGCGAATGAAAACCATCAGCATTATCAATCTAAAAGGCGGCGTTGCAAAGACTATTACAGCCGCCAACGTGGCGCACATTTTAGCCACGGTACACGGAAAGCGCGTATTGCTTGTTGATAACGACAAACAAGGCAATATATCAAAGTTTTTCGGTATTCACGGGTACGACAACCCCACACTTGCGGAGCTTTTGACAAAGCAAGACGCGGATATTGAGGAAATTATCACACCCACGCAATACCCAACGCTTGACGTTATCCCCGCCAATATGACGCTTCTAAAAGCAAATTTGGAAATATTACTTGACCCGCGCCGCCCGCAACAAACACGGCTTCGGGCGGCATTGCGGGGGCAGCGGGAAAATTACGACTATTGCGTTATAGATTGCGCCCCCGACCTCAATATCAGCACCATCAACGCGCTTGTTGCGGCGGACGAGGTAATTATCCCAATTAAAATTGATAAATTCGCTTTTGACGGGTTGGCGGAGCTTAAAGAGCAAGTTGACAATACCCGCAAGGAATTTAACCCCGGCGTAATTTTGCGCGGTTGCCTTATAACATCATTCCAAAATAACGAGGTAAACAGGCAAGGCGAAGCATGGTTACGGGCGCAACCCGAGTACCCCGTATTTGATACCCGCATACGCCGCACGGAAAAAGTGGACGAAAGCACCTTCGTAAACAAGCCGATTATTGAACACTCACGGCGGAGCGGAGCGGCGCGTGATTATCTTGCGCTTGTTGTTGAATATTTGAATGTGTCCGATTCGGACACAAAAGGGGGCGCGTGAAATGGAAAACAAAAAGGGGTTTAACGTATTCGATTCAATGTTAAGCGGCGCGTCATTGCAAGCGGCGGGCGTTGATGAAGTGGACGCGGGGAAAGCAACAACGCCCCGCCCCATGCTCAAAGTGCGCCCGATTAAACTTACGGACTTGATACCGTCGAATGATAATTTTTATGCCGTTGACAAAATCGCAGAGCTTAAAGCGTCCATTGAAATGTTCGGCGTACTCCAAAACCTTATTGTAAAGCCGCGTGAGGGTGGAAAGTTTGAAATTTTAGCGGGTGAGCGGAGGTACAGGGCTTGCGTGGAGCTTGTAGCGGAGGGCAAAAAAGAATATGAGTACGTCCCTTGCGGCATACAAGGGGAGCGGGACGAAATCAAGGAACAAATATTGCTTATCATAACCAATTCAACACAACGGGAGCTTACGGATTACGAAAAAATGCAACAAGCGGAAAAATTGACAAAGCATTATACCGCTCTAAAAAAGCGGGATAACTTGCCGGGGCGCGTCCGTGATTTAGTGGCGGAAGCTCTTAATACATCATCAACACAAGTTGGGCGCATGAACGCGATTATTAACAATCTAACGCCCGAGCTTAAAAACGAATTTCAAGCGGGGCGCATAGGTTTATCGGCGGCGTATGAATTGAGCGGCTTAACAGAGGACAAACAACAAGAAGCCGCGGCAGACATACAAGAAAAAGGCGGCTTATCCCTCAATGACGTGCGGGACAAAAAACAAGACCCTGCACCGACCGACGACACGCCCGCACCCGCCGCCGCGCCACCCAAAGAGCCGCCCGCACCATATGAGCCAAAAAACTACCCCGAAACGCCGCAAGACTTCACGGAGGGGCAAGCAGACAACGAGGACGAAACCGCAAGCGGGGACTTTATAGACATGAGCGCGGAGGACAAAGCCGAAGCCGCTATTGCATTTTTGCAAAGCAAGCGTTTTACCCTCTTTGCCCCCGGTGATGATACACGGGTTTTGGACTTTATCATTGAAACGCTTGAAAACCACGCCGAAGCGCGGCGCGAGATATGATTTTTTGCGAGGGCGGATATAAAGCCGAAGTTGAGATTGTCGAAATTGTACGGGGTGACGAGGGCGAAGCCGTGACATTCCGCGTATTGCAAACACTCTTACGCGGAATGTCAGACCCCGAAACGCTACCAAAAGACGGCGAAACATTCACCGCGTACAAGTCACACAGCGCGGAGAGCGCGGCGGGTTGGCGGCTTGACGGAATTTAACAACAACGGAAGGAGCGGGCGGACATGGAGCGGGAAAAAGTTAAACAAATATTGATTTTTTGCCGTGACGTGGACGGCGAAATCAAACACAACACAAAAATGATACAAGATTATGAGGACACATATTATACACGCGACACCCCCGGCGGGGACGAAAACAGCGGATTCAAAAGCAAAAACAAAATATCAAACCCGACAGCACAAACCGCGCTAAACGTCCCGGATTACGTGCGGGGTGAAATCCGCGCCTTGCATGAGCTTAATATACAGCTTGGCGCACTCAAAGCCGCGATACTGCATGAGCTTAATGTATTGCCGCTACATCAAAAAACCATACTGTACGAGTTTTATATAAAAGGCTCTCAATGGGTACAAATAACGGGGCGCGTGAATTACAGCGCGACCCAATGCAAGAAGTTACGCAATCGCGGGCTTGAAATATTGGCGCAAAAATTCAACGGCAACGACCTCATAAAAAACTTCAATTACCCGAGTTAAAAGAGTGTCCGCAAGTGTCCGTTTTTAGTGATAAAATAATATCGTCAAGGGTTGCGCCCACAGCGCGAAACATGACGGCGAAATACCGCAAGCGGACTTCATTCAACGGGTGAGGTTCGTTTTATTATGCGCTTCTCTCAAAAGGGCGCGGGCGTAAAAAACAAAACAAACGAATAGGGGGTGTGCGCCGTGGCAAAGCCGCGTAATCCACAACGCGCCGAATCAATGAAATCATGGCTTGAAAGCGGCGGCACTTTATCAATTAAAGAGCTTGCGGCGGCGGCGGGTGTACCCGAAGCCAGTATGCGAAAGTGGAAAAGTTTAGACAAATGGCAAAATGAGCTTGACGCGCAAATTGAAAAGCAAAAATCAATTTCAAAAAAACGCGGCGGGCAAAAAGGAAATACAAACGCAGCGGGACACGGCGCACCAAAGGAAAACAAAAACGCAGAAACCCACGGGGCATATTCTCAAATTCATTTATCAAATTTACCCGACGACATAAAAGAATTTGTAAATAATCTCACGCTTGATATGAAATCAAATTTATTTTTGCAATTGCAAATTCTATTTGCAAAAGAGCGGGACATTTTGCAAAAGATTGCGGAATATGAAAACGCAAAACCCGGTGAAATGTTTACCGACCGCGTTGTTGAAATGTTTGTACCAAAATCCGAGGAAAACCAAAAACGAAACCCAAAAGAAAAAATGAAAATCGCAATGCGAAATGAAATCAAGTCAAGCGCGTTCGATAGGATAATGCGGCTTGAAATTGAGTACAACAAAATCCACGGGCGCATATCAAAATTGCTTGATACCTTGCGGGCATATGGCATAGACACAAGCCGAATTGACCTTGACGAACGCAAACACAGGCTTGCTAAACAGCGGCTTGCGGGGGAGTACGACATAGACCCCGACACGGGGGAGCTTGACGATAGCGGCGGCGGGGACACAGGGGAGGACGTACAGGGCAACGAGTGACGCACCGCGCCGTCGCGCCGGCCCCCGCGTAGGTACTTTCAGCCCCGCCACAGACCCGAGGGTGCGAAGAGCCCGAGCCGTGCCCAGTTACGAAAAATATTTTTTCGCTTCCGCAATTTTTCGGGGGCGTTTTTTAGAGGGGGGCGCAAAATAGCCCGCGGCGCGTCGGCGGCGAAAATCGGCGCAAAATACCCCCAGTTGGCGGCATATCGCCCGATAAACGGAGCAAGGCGGGCAAAAATCGCAAAATATCGGCAAAAACGGGCGATAAATGGCGCAAAAATGGCACGAACGCCACGAAACCATACGCAACGGGCGCAATTTGATAACACGGAGCGCGGAGCGGCAACAAAAAAGGGGGGACGGCGCATGAAGGTATATGACGTAAAAGCTATTGCGCGTATTCTTGACTTGACAGAGCGGCGCGTTCGGCAACTTAAAGAGCAAGATATAATACATGAATACAGGGGTATGCTGGGGCTTTATGAGCTTATCCCGACCATACACGCATACGTCAATTATTTACGCAAGCGTAACCCCGACAGCGCGGAAAATTTAGATTACAACACAGAGCGCACACTACTTGTACGAGCAAAGCGGCGGGACGTTGAGCTTGATGTAGAAGTCAAGGAGGGCAATTTACACGCCACGGAGGACGTGGAAGCCGTTATGGTGGGTATGCTCACGAATTTTAAGAGCCGTTTAACGTCTATGCCCTCTAAACTATCCCCCGTGTTGTCTAAAAAGACGGACAAAGCGGAAATACAGCGGATTTTGAAAGAATCCATTGACGAAGCTCTTAATGAGCTTGCAAGTTATGATGAAGCATTTAACGAGGGGGACGGCGGCAATGAAAACGAAAACGCGCAAGCTCTTTAAGCGCATTTTTGCCGTGTTAGAGCCGCCCCCGGATATGACGCTCACGGAATGGGCGGACGAAAAGCGCGTATTGTCGAGCAAAACTTCCGCCGAGCCGGGACGTTGGAAAACGGACAAAGCACCATACCAACGTGAAATAATGAACGCTATATCAGACGTGAGGACAAAAAAGGTTGTTGTAATGTCAGCGGCTCAAATTGGGAAAACGGACGGTTTTATCCTCAACCCAATAGGTTATTACATGGATTATGACCCCGCCCCGATTATGGTAATGCAACCGAATTTACAAATGGGGGAGAGCTTCAGCAAAGACCGCTTGACCCCAATGTTGACCGATACACCCGCGCTTCGGGGCAAGGTAAACGACAAAACACGAAACAGCGGCAACACGATACTACACAAGCAATTTCCGGGCGGACATATTACCATTGTCGGCGCAAACTCACCTTCGGGGCTTAGAAGCCGCCCGATACGGATATTGCTTGCGGACGAAATAGACGGCTACCCGCCAACAGCGGGAAAGGACGGCGACCCAATATTACTTGCGTCAAAGCGGCTTACAACATTTTGGAATAAGTTAGAGGTTTTCATATCAACGCCGACCATCAAGGGAGCGTCACGAATTGAGGTTGAGTATGAAAACAGCACACAAGAGGTTTGGGAAATACCTTGCCCGGGTTGTGGGGAGTATCAAGAGTTATTATGGGCGCAAGTTAGCTTTGACAAAGAGGACTTAACGGAAATCAAGTATATTTGCGTCAAATGCGGAATTATCGAAAGTGAGATAATTTGGAAAGAGCATTTTACAAGCGGACGCTTTACAGCGCGAAACCCCGACAGCGAAGTACGGGGTTTTTATCTTAATAGCCTTGCGTCCCTCTTTGTCGATTGGAAAGAAATTGTTGAAAAATTCCTTGTTGCCAACGAGAGCAAGAAAAAAGGCAATATTGAGCTATTGAAAGCGTGGACAAATACGGAAATGGGGCAAGTTTGGGAGGAAGAGGGTAGTGAGCTTGGACATGAGCCGCTTTACCGTCGCCGCGAACGCTATAATTGCGAAGTTCCAAACGAGGTATTGTACCTCACGGCGGGCATTGATACGCAAGATGATAGATTTGAAATTGAGATTGTCGGGTGGGGGGAGGAAAAAGAATCATGGGGCATTTATTACCGCGTCATATACGGCGATTTGACCCGTACAAAAGTATGGGACGATTTGCGGGCGTTTTTAATGCAAACATTCACCCGAGCGGACGGCACAAAGTTAAAAATCGGCAAGGCTTGTATAGATAGCGGCGGGCATTTTTCAGACTATGTATATAAGTTTTGCATACCGCTTTATCCTACAGTATTTCCGATAAAGGGGCGCGACAACCGGGCGGACGTACCATTTATACCCGCGGCAACAAAAAACAATCGTTTCAAGACCCCAATGTTCGTTATAGGCGTTGACATAGGGAAACACCATATTTATCAAAGCCTTTCCATTGAAAACGACGAGGGCGCGGGCGCAAATTATTGTCATTTTCCGAGGGACAAAGACCGGGGATATGACGAGGATTATTTTAAGGGGCTTACAGCGGAACGGCGCATAATGACATACAAAAAAGGCATTGCTCAATATGTTTGGAAGCTCAAAGAGGGTGTGCGGCGCAATGAGCCGCTTGATTGTCGAAATTATGCGCTTGCGGCGTTGGAAATCGCAATAGGAAAATCGGGCGTTGTGCTTAAAAAATCATCAAATAATGAAATAGCCGCCACGCCCGCCACAAAAAGGCGCGGGCGTGGGGTTCGCGGACAGGGGGTATAAAATTATGGCGGGAATAACACTTCAGCAAGCGCAAAAAAAATTACAAATATGGTTAGACGCAGAGGACGAATTAGCAATAAGTCAAAGCTATCAGATAGGGACGCGCCGCTTGACCCGTGCCGACTTGCGGCAAGTACGCGAACAAATAAAATATTGGCAAAATATTGTCAATCAATTAAACCGACGGGGGCGGAATCGTGTAATGCGAGCCGTCCCCCGTGATTTATAAGGGGTGATTATATTTGAATATTCTTGACCGCATAATTGCCACAGTTGCACCGAGGGCGGGCGCAAAACGAGCCGCCGCCCGCCGACAAATAAGTATCTTAAACAGCGGGTACGGCAATTACGGAGCGTCGCATAGTAAAAAATCCCTCTTGGGTTGGTTATACCGCGGGGGGAGCGCAAAAGAGGACATAGAAGAAAACATATCCACGTTGCGGCAACGCTCACGCGATTTATACATGGGCGTACCTATAGCCACGGGCGCAATAAAAACAATGCGTACAAATGTTGTCGGTTCGGGGCTTGTCCTCAAAAGTCAAATTGACTATGAGTATTTAGGCTTAACAGAAGAACAGGCGCAACAGCTTGAAAGCGATATTGAGCGTGAGTTTTCTTTATGGGCGGAATCCGAAGCGTGTGACATTGAGAGGATTGATAACTTTTACGAAATACAGCAGCTTGCTTTTTTGAATTGGCTTTTGTCGGGTGACGTTATCGTGTTGTTGCCTACAACGCAGCGGGTAAATATGCCTTACGATTTGCGTATACAACTTATCGAAGCCGACCGTTTATGCAACCCGCAATCAGCCACATTAAACCCCGCTATTATTGGCGGAGTTGAAACAAATTCAGCGGGTGAAGTTATCGCATACCACATAAAAAACACTCACCCGTTATCTTACAAGTTGACATTAAAGGTTGCGGGGGAATGGAAGCGTATTAAAGCGTTTGGAAATAAAACCGGGCGGAAAAATGTATTGCACATTATGAATCGTGAGCGCATAGGACAGCGGCGCGGAGTGCCATACCTTGCGCCCGTAATTGAATCACTTAAACAACTTGGACGGTATAGCGAAGCGGAGCTTGTTGCCGCCGTTGTTTCGGGTATGTTTGCCGTGTTTATTCAAAAAGGTGAAAATAGCGGGGACGGCGCGGCAATGGGTGAAGTTATCCCAACAGATGAACAAGTTGACGCGGCAGACCCCTCATCAATCGAAATTGGAAACGGCTCAATTATCGACTTGGAGGAAGGGGAAACAGCAAACGCCGTAAGCCCCGGCAGACCAAACGCCAACTTTGAGCAATTTTTCCTTGCCATATGTAAGCAAATAGGTACGGCGTTAGAGCAACCGTATGAGGTGCTTGTAAAGCATTTTGGCGCGTCTTACAGCGCGTCGAGGGGCGCACTTTTGGAGTTGTGGAAATCCGTAAAAATGTATCGCTCATGGCTTGCCGCAGATTTTTGTCAACCCATTTTTGAAGAATGGCTTGCGGAAGCCGTAGCAAAGGGGCGCATAACCGCCCCCGGATTTTTTGCGGACGCGGCAATTAGAAAAGCATATTGCGGCGCGGAGTGGAACGGCCCGGCTCAATCAAGCCTTGACCCGATAAAAGAGGTTGCCGCCGCAAAAATGCGAGTAACAGAGGGGTTTTCTACCCGCGACAAAGAAGCGCAAGAGCTTACGGGCGGAGATTTTTACAAAATAGCAAGACAGCGCAAAAAAGAAGAAATATTGATGAAGGAGGTACGCGACATTGCGGAATCAACAAGCAACGCATAAGTTTTGGGATTTTGTTGCCGCCGCCGAAAATAAGCCCGCGGAGCTTATTTTATATGGGGACATTTCCTCTTATTCATGGTGGGGGGACGAAATCACGCCGTTGCAATTCAACAACGACTTACGCGCACTTGGGGACGTTACGGAAATCGTTGTGCGGATTAACAGCGGCGGCGGTGACGTTTTCGCGGCAAACGCGATATACACCCGGCTCAAAGACCACGCCGCCAAAATAACCGTAAAAATAGACGGTTGGGCGGCTTCAGCGGCAACGATTATAGCAATGGCGGGCGATACGATACAGATACCCGCAAGCGGCGTATTTATGATACACGACCCTAAAATGGGCGTTATCGGATATTACGGCGCGGAGGAATTTGTAAAGCTATCTGAGGAATTGACGGTTATTAAACAGTCAATTATTAACGGTTACGCCCTCAAAACAGGCATTGACGAAGCCGAAATATCCGCGCTTATGAGTGCGGCAACATGGTACGACGGTAAGCAAGCCGTTGATAGCGGCTTTTGTGATGAAATCATGTTCGGGGAGGTGCAAACGGAGGTTGAAAACGCTTCCCGCGTTATCGTCAACAAGATACCGTTTGACTTAGAGCGTTACCCGAGCAAGCCAACAGCGTTGTTAAACAGCCGCACCCCCGCGGCGGCGGTTAAACATACACAAAATCAAAGCGAAGAAGGAGGAAACACACGCATGGAAATTAAAAACGTGCAAGATTTAAGAGCGGCATACCCCGAATTTACGGGGGAAATTGCCACCGAAGCCGCCGCCGCAGAGCGTAAGCGTATACAAGATATTGAGGGCGTTGCGCTTCCGGGGTTCGAGAGCTTAATAAACAAGGCGAAATTTGAAACCCACGAATCCCCCGCCGTTGTTGCTATGTCAATCATAGCGGAACAAAAAAAGCAAGGCGCAACCTACCTTGCAAACGTCAATGAGGACGTTAATAACAGCGGGATAACAGACGTTAAGCCCGCCGGACATGAGGGCGCAAACGAAACCACGCCCAAAACCAAAGAGGAAAAATTAGCGCAAGCAAGAGCGGAAGTACAAAGTACGCTTGGCAAAACAAACAAGGAGGGTGAATAATTATGACTACCGCATTAAATAGAAAAGTGGGCGAAATGGATTATGACGGGCTTATATCAGACCTTACACCACCCGTAGAGGTGCGCGGGCGCACGATTGCGGGGCAAGCAACAGAAACGACCTATAAGCGCGGTACAATTTTCGCAAGGGGGCAAGGCAATAAAAAATTATACATCTTAGGAAGCGCGGCAACCACGGAATCCGGGACGTTGCTTCAAGACTGTATACTTTGCGACGACATAACGGTTGGCGCAAGTGAGGACGTAAATGTTGCCGCATATACGGCGGGTTGTTTCAACCCCGACAAAACCACCGTACAAGACGGTTACACCGTTACGACAGCGGACAAAGACGAGCTTCGCAAAAGAAACATTGCGTTCAAAGCTACTTTTGACGCTAACTAAAAAACAAGGAGGATAATACAATGGATATTTTTTCAACCTATTATTTGATTGCTCTTGTGGAAGAAATTGTCCCGGAAACAACATTTTTTAGGGACAGATACTTCCCAACGACCGATGCGGATATTTTTGAATCCGACAAGGTTTTAACCGAATATCGCAAGGGCGATAGAAAAATGGCGGCATTTGTTGCGCCACGCGCCGGGGATATTCCGATTGACCGCCGCGGGTATGAAATGCACGAATACCAACCCGCCTATATTGCACCGTCCCGATTACTCACTCTTGACGATTTGAAAAGGCGCGGCTTCGGTGAAGCGTTGTTTGCGGGGAGTACGCAAGCGCAACGGGCGGCAAGGATTCAACTTCAAGACCTTACCGACCTTGACAAAAGGATTATGCGCCGCGAAGAGTGGATGGCGGTACAAACAATGATAAACAACGCTTGCGATATGCAAGAGTATATTGACGCAGAAACCAAAGGGGAAATTGTGCGGGTGCAATTTTATGACGGCGCAAGCGAACACGAATACACCGTTGCCGCACCGTGGAACGGCGCAAGCGGTGACTTTTTCGGTGACGTAACGGCAATGTGCAGAATGTTGTCAAAGCGTGGGCTTCAATCGGCGGACTTGGTTCTTGGCAGTCAAGCGGCGGACGCGATACAAGGCATTGAAAAAGTGCAAAAATTGCTTGATATTAGCCGCATACATCTTGGGAACATCAACCCCGCATTGTCAAATTACCCAGGCGTTGTAAACATGGGGACGCTCAATTTTAACGGCTTTTTGTTGACGTTGTGGAGCGTTGTACACAGCTATGTTAATGATAGCGGCGTTGATACCCCATATTTCCCCGCGACAAGCGCAATGGTAACAGCCCCAAAATGCGGGCGGCTCATGTACGGGCAAGTTACACAAATAGACCACGGGGACACGGACTATTCAACCTATGCAAACAAGCGCGTTCCAAAACTTGCGGTTGACCAAAACAAAGACACGCGCAAACTTCGGCTTGGTACAAGACCGCTTGCCGCGCCTAAAGACTATTGCCCCTATATTTACGCCGCGAACGTAGTATCTTAATTGCGGAGAAAGGAGAGCTAAAATGGTAAAAATTAAAATAATCCGCGGGACTTATGGCTATAAACAAAACGGCAACGGCTCTATATCACCGAAAACGGTAAAAGACCCGCCTTTTGAGGTTGACGAAAAGGAAGCCGAAAGGCTTATTGACATGGGCGTTGCCGCCCACGCCGACAACGAACAAGACAACGAAGAAAACCCGGCGTACAACAAGAGCATGAGCCTTAAAGAATTGCAAAAAATAGCCGAGGGGTACGGCGTTGAAAATGCCGACAAACTAACCTCAAAAGACAAGGTTATTGCGGCTATTGAGGAAGCCTTGAATGGCTAAAGGATTCAAAGACCAAACAAGGCGCGACCTCAAAACGGTATTTTTCAACGACGAAGAACACGCGGACAAAGTAGCGGTTGAGTACAACGGTAAAAAATATAATATCCCGGTCATATTTGAAAGTGACGGCGAACGTGAGCGCGTGAAAGTTATGCGTGACAATGCGGACGGCGTTTACGTTTCAGATATGACCGTTTTTATATCGTTTTACGACCTCAAAATTGTACCGCGCAAGGAAACGGAAATTGTCATTGACGGAACGGCATACATGATTATGCGTTCGGGCTTTGACGCGGGACAAATAACGCTTGAATTGGAGGTTTTTGATGAATGATTGACATTGTATCAAGTGAAGCCTTCGAGCGGGTTAAACTTATTCTACACGATATACCGGGCGGCGCGGAGAAAGCCCTTTACGGGGTTATTTCCCGCGCCACAACCACCATACGCAAGGTATCACTTGACGGCATTACGTCCATTTACGACATTAAAGCAAAGGACGTAAGGGACAGGAAAAACACAACGATAAACACAAAAACGCAGCGGGTGGACGGCGGGGTTGTCGGGCATATTCATTATTCGGGCAACTTGATACCGCTTTACCGCTTCGGCGTTAAACCGAGAGAGCCGCGGCGGAAAAGCCATAGAGTGCCTATAAATATTGGGGGCAATTGGGTAATGGCAAGACCGAGCGTAGAGGTAAGGGCGCGACAGCGGAAAGATAGACCTTTTGCGCGTATGCCAAACACTTTTGTTGCAACAATGAGAAGCGGACATACGGGAATATTTCAACGCCCGAGCCGTAACACATCAGCAATAGGGGAGCGCATGGGAGCGTCAACCGCACACATGGCGGGAACGGCGGACGTAATGAAAAAATCAGACGTTGCCGCGCAAGAAGCCGTTGTAAACCGCACAGAACATGAAATAAGCCGTATTCTCAACGGTTGGGGGAGGTAGGACATGACACCAGTAATTTTACTTGAACGGCTCAAAGAGTTTGTGCAAGAAAACACAAAGGATATTATCCTCACCGTCGCCCCCATTAAAAACAAAACCTTACAAGAATCACCGCCACGGGCGCGGGCAAAAGCCAACGACCCGCCGCCGGACGAGCCGGACGTACAGGGCGAGGACGTAACGGAACGCGCCGCGGAGGTGCATTTATTGCGGCTTCCGAGCAAGGACGCGGAAACAAACCGCATACCATACGTCCTCATGCAATTTATGACGGGCAAGGACGAGCAACAACCGAGCAAGCCGCCCGATAGTGAGGTAAACATACGGCTTATTTTCGCAACCTATTCAGACAACGACAGCGAAGGGGCAATGGACGTATTAAACCTCATTACAAAGACGCGCACCGCACTATTGAAAGCGGGCGAAATTGGGGAGCAATTTTTATTACGGCAACCGCTTGAATATATGCTATACCCCGACGACACACAGCCGTATTTTTTTGGTGAAATGATGGTTACTTTTGAAATGCCCCCGGTAATACGCGAAGTACACACTCATTTCATGGACGAGTAAAAATTAGGGAGGTTACACAATGGCAAAAAATAAAACCGTGTCCGATTCGGACACAAACACGACCGCAGCGGGCGCGGAAAATGCGGGCGCAACAGCCGCGCCGCCGACCAACGGTAAGCCGTTGCATGAGGGCATAAAAACCTTCGTGTATATCGGCCCGGCGTTGCCAAATGGCAGATTGAAAAGCAACACAATTTTAAGCGGGACATATGCCGAAATTACGGAGTATTACAATGACGTAATAACGCTTTACCCGAAAATTGCACGGCTCATTGTACCCGTGGTACAGCTTGCAGAATCCCGCGAAAAAGTGCAAAAAAGCGGCAACCTCTTGTATAACTATCATCAAGAAATTGCCGCCGCCATTGCGCCGAAAGGAGAGGACGAATAATGCAATTTTTCCACGGTATAAGAACACGGCAAGTACCAACAAGCATACAAACCCCCGTAACAGCCGCAAGCGGCGTTACATTTGTTGTGGGTACAGCACCCGTGCAAATGGTTGAAAATGGCGCGGTAAACGTCCCCGTAATGGGGTTAAATGACGGGGACGCGGGGCGGCGTTTAGGCTATTCGGACGATTGGAAGAAATACAGCCTATGCGAAGTCATGTTCAGCCATTACAGGCTTTACGCAACCGCCCCTGTTTTCTTTGTAAACGTACTTGACCCGACCCGCCATAGAATGACAATGAGCGCGTTGCCGCACCCGATTGTTGACGGGCGCGTAACAATGTCGCTTGAAGCAATCAAGTCAAGCGTTACGGTAGAAAATTACACGTTGGGCGTTGATTTTGATTTGTTTTACGACCAAAACACCGCCGCGCTTATCCTTGAAATTTTAGAGGGCGGCACAATTGACCCGCAAAGGACGGAGCTATCAATAGCTTACAATGTTGTAGACCCAACGCAAGTAAGCAAAGCGGATATTTTAGGCGGATTTAATGTAGTGACAAAGGAAACAACGGGCTTTGAGCTTATCGAGGAAATTTTCCCACGCTTCGGCATTGTCCCCGATATTCTCATATGTCCCGGTTGGAGCCACGACGCAGAGGTTGCGGCGGTTATGGCGGCAAAAGCACCGACAATCAACGGCATATTTGAAGCGAAAGCTATAATTGACGTTGACACAATCACCGTAAAACACTTTGCGGACGTTCCTTTATGGAAACGTAGACAAAATATCAACGACAAACGGCAAATTTTGTGTTTCCCAAAATTCCAATTGGCGGAGCGCGTATTCCACGCTTCCACCCACGCGGCGGGAATTATCGGACGCACGGACACAAACAACGGCGGCGCACCGTCGGAAAGCCCATCAAACAAATTATTGCGTATTAACGCAATGACGCTTGATGACGGCACGGAGGTTGTACTTGACACCACGCAAGCAAATTTCCTCAACGCAAACGGCGTTGTAACCGCCCTCAATTTCATAGGCGGTTTTGTTTTGTGGGGCAATGAAACGGCTTGCTTCCCCGGCAACACAGACGTAAAAGATTATTTCATACCCGTGTCGCGTATGTTCGGGTGGGTATCAAATTCCGTAATACTCACGTACTGGAATCAAGTTGACCGCAAAATGAGCCGCCGCTTCGTTGAAAGTATTATTGACAGCGTAAATATATGGCTCAACGGGCTTGTTTCCGAAGAACATTTATTGGGCGGGCGCGTGGAATTTAGAAACGAGGACAACAGCCTTGTTGCGCTTATGAGCGGCAAGGCAACCTTCCGTATCTTTATGACCCCGCCGTCACCCGCAAGGGAAATTGAGTTCGTACTTGAATATGACCCGTCGTATGTAACAGCGGCGTTGTCGATGTAAGGGAGGGAATAAGACAATGGCAAGAATAAACGAATCCGTAATCAATTTTCAAGTTTACGAAAATGCAACGGAGTATTACGGCATGGCAGAAGTGGGATTGCCCGAAATCTCAAACATTGTCAATGATGTACAGGGCGCGGGCATAAGCGGGACGTTTGAAAGCGTCATTTTGGGACACCTTGAAGCAATGACGCTTACGCTCAATTTTCGCACCCTTGTACGGGACGCGCTTCAGCTTTTAGAGCCACGCGACCACCAAATTGACTTGCGCGTTGCACAGCAAGACAAAGATACCGTATCGGGTAAAACAATTGTAACAGCGGTAAAGCACGTTTTCGTGTGTAAGCCGAAATCATTAAACCCCGGCGGCGTTGCCCCCGCGTCCGCAGCGGACGCAAGCGGCGAATATGCCGTTACCTATTGGGCAACGTTCATTGACGGGCGCAAAACGCTTGAAATTGACATTTTGAATTTCATTTACTTTGTCAATGGTACGGACTACTTAGCGGGAGTTCGGCAAGCGTTGGGTAGGAATTAAGCGGCGGAGAAATTACCGCCGCTTTTATGTTGCATGAAAACTAAAAAACGGAGGTTTTACAATGAGCAAAGACACTAACAACCAAACCCCCGCCACAGGGGACGAAAACAACACCCAAAACGGCGCGGACGTGGCGGGCGGCACAAACACACCCGCGGACAAGAAAAACGCGAACACGGGCAACGTAGGCGGCAATACGGGCGTATACGTCCATAAGTTCAAAAAGCCTTTTGAGCATGAGGGTACAAAGTACGACACGCTCAACTTCTACTTTGAACGGCTCACCGGGCGGGACATGATAGCCGTTGAAAACGAAATGCAAGCCAACAACGAATTTGCAATTGACCCGCTC